GTCTTGAACGCGGTCGCCTGCCGTATGGCCATGAGAAAGAAGGTTCCTTTACGGAAACTTCCTCTCCTGATCAACGGCGACGACGTAACTTTGCGTGCGAAGAAGGAGGAGATAGATCGTTGGTATGAAATCACGAAGCAGTTTGGTCTAGAACCATCCATTGGCAAGTGCTACTGCTCGTCCGTTTTCCTCCAAATGAATTCCGAACTTTTCGTTATCTGGAAGGACCCTGAAGGGCCTCCCCGATTCCGTCGAGTTCCTTTTTGGAATTTCTCACTCTTAAAGCAGACTTCTGCTAAGGGTGATGACCTACGCAACTACGAGTCGCTTGGCGATCTCGCAAGAACGTGGGTCTTTGGAAGATACCCGGATTCTTATCCTGGGTGTAACGGCAACGATTTGGGGGTAAAGCAATTGTGGAAGTTAAGGACGGAAGCGTTGACTATCTTTATAAAAAGACAGTTTTCGCTTTTGGACTCGGCACCGAAAGGAATTAGCTGGTATCTACCGAAGCTTTACGGTGGATTGGGGATCCCCCAAAAACCTAGCGTAATCCGTTTGAGGACGTCGGCCGAGCAATTGAAATTAGGAACATATATACAAAAAAAGATGTTGTTAAGGGAAGGGGGTCAGGCTACTTCCGTTGTGAAGAACCGTTGGGCTTCTCCATTTGGAAGGTGGAGGTTCGACATGAGCCCCTGGCTAAACCAGGCTCTCAGGGAGACAACCAAGTACGAGACAGCTCGACTTATCTGTGAAGATCCTTTCTCAGATCTCACAGCTAAGTTGAGGATATCCGATAACTGGTTCGAACTCGGTGAGGAAGAAGACTACTGGGCGGTGAATAACAAGTTGCAGGCTTTTAAACCTGTTCTTTGGGATTTCGCCACCAAGCATTCTTTTGCCGAACTGGATAACGATCCGGAATTCAAAAAACAAAAAGAAAAGGCTCTCTTCGGGGAAAAGAAGGGGGCTGAAGAGGTATGGAATGCCTTGAAAAAAAGAAAACTGTCTAGGGAAAGGTTGAGAGAGATAAAAACAAAATATGTAAATAAAACATGGTATAGTACAATGAGGAAGGCGAGGCGGATTGAAAAACCCAGCCCCTTGGAGCACTTCCTCTCATCCCAACACATCGAAACACAGACTCACGCGACGGACATCGCCTTACTCGAGGCTTTATGTCCTGCTCCGCGCAATCTATTAGCTTCGCTCTCAGTGCCAACCCCAATTCCAGACTTTACTCCGGAAACTGAGGCTATAGAGCTCCTCCTTGAGGATGCCCTAGAGCTCTGGTTTACTGAGAAGTAACTGATTTGACGAAATGACGGCCGTACGGGGTCCCTTGAGTAAGGGCCTAACGAGGTGAACGTCTCCATCTAACAGTTAATGGTTTTGGGGCCAGCGGTTTCCTCGCGGATTCCGCTGGGGGTGACCGAGATAAACTTGAGAGTGCCAATTACGAGGGACATGAGGATTGCTACACACCAGTAGGTGTTGCCTCCAATCATACAGTGAGCGACAATAGCCGTCTCGAGCGGTGGTTCGAGCTTCATTCCTTTTGGATTGAACCTCCTGCCATCGGTCGGCGACTGCTCTTCTGTATAGGCGGCAG